GTCTAACTGATGCTGAGAAAGAACAACTTATGACAGCAGTTGAAGATGTAGCCGCTGATGTTCAAAAGCATTCAGATAGTATAACAGAAAAATCAGATAATTTGTTCGGAGAGTAAAAGTGCAGCTGCCCGGATACAGAAAAAGAATAAAATCTATTAGCGGAAAGGTTAAGGATGGTGGTGGATATGTAAATATGAACCAAGTGGTTTCTAAAATCAAAGAAATGAGTCAAAATAATGATGAATTTTATGAGATTGAGCCGGCTAAAGTTATCAGAGTATTTACAGACCCAACAGAACCAAATTTTCCTAAACTAAAAGGTGATGGAGCAGCTCCAGATTTAAGTTACTTGGGAGCCGTTATTGTTCAATTAACAGTAAGTCAAAAAAGTGGTGGTTCTATTGGAATAAGCAAACCTATAAGACCAATATCCCAACATATAGTTCAGTATCCATTAAAGGGTGAGGTAGTTAATGTTGCTAAATATATTAATAGTAAAAACGAATCGGCTTTATATTATTCAAATCCACTAAATTTAAATGGTAGGGTTGTAATGAATAGATTAGTTGGTGAGCCAGGAGAAGGATTAGTTTTTCCACAGAACATAAAGTTAAATAGAAAGGTTTCAATTAAGCAAGGCGATACTGTAATGCAAGGAAGATTTGGTCAATCCATTCATTTTAGCAGTGCTCCTGATTATAAAAATCCCTCTGTAAAAATAACAGTTGGTCAATCAAAAGTTGCTAGTGAACAATTAAATCTTAAAGAAGCTAGTGCACTCGTTAGTCACAAAACTAACATTAATAATGATGATGCTAGTATTTATATAACAACAAATGAACACATTCCTTTAAAAACGGATGTTGCAAGTCAGATGAAAACGCCTTACTTAGGAGTAGCTCCTGATGGTAAAGACGCTAACGATAAGGAAAAAACACGACCAAAGCCTACGATTACTATGAATGCTGATTCAATAGTGTTTAATACCAAAAATAATGGTGATATAAATGCTTACTCTTCAAGACACATATCGTTAGCAGCAAGAACAAGCATAAACTTAGAAAGCGAATTTGGAGAAATTAATTTAGGAACTGTGGATTCTATAAATCCTATAGTTAAAGGTAATGAGCTGGCGATATATTTAAGTGATTTTTTATTAGCTTTAAGGAATCACAATTTATCAATGAAAAAACATTTGACTTCTAATAAAGAACAAGCTATAGTAGACGCAGTAAATCTCGTGTATGATCCGATAGAAAAAGCTTTAGACGCACTTACAGAAAGATTAAATTTAGCTAATCCAGATATTACTGCTGAATTTAATAGTAAAAAAGTTTTTGTAGCCGATGATAAGGTTCAGGAAGATGGTGAGTTACCAAGCTTAGAATCTATGTTCGCAGATACTAAATGGGAAGAAATTGAAGAGGTTACCACTAAGGAGTATGAGATTGATAATAGAACTGAATCAGCAGGAGTTCGTGGATAATGATTAATCAGATAATTGAGGGGATAGATAAAGGAGTTGATAAATAATGGGCATTGGAGACTCAATAAGAAAACAGATTTCAAATTTAATAAATAACCCATCTAAAGTATTGGGCGATAAAGCTAGTGTAATAATTAAAGGTATCAATGCAGGCGGAGGTGGACTTGAAGAAGCAGAAAAGTTGTTGGATGAATTAAAAAATTTAGAAAAAAGAAAAGAAACTTTACAAGCTGCTGAACAACAACTCAATAATATAGTTAATACGGTATCGGCTACTAAAAAAACAGCTGTTGCTCTAAAAGAAGCTAATACAATAGGATCAGCTTTAAATCCAGCTGCAGCTGCTATATCAGTTGTTCAAGACAAATTACAAAATAAAATAGAAAAAGAAATAGAAGATGTTAAGTCTGCTAAAGATGCTTTAGGACCAGCCGTTGATGGGCTAGGAAATTTTATTGGAGATACTAAACAAAAATTAGCAAAGGCTATAGCGGATAAGAAGAAAAGAGATCAGCTTAAAAAAGATAGAGAAGAAGCTTTAAGAAATTAGAATTAAATTAAAAATGTTATATTTATATAAAATAGGAGTTAGTAATGGCAAAATCAGGTAAATTATTATCATTAATTAAAGAAATAGTCAAACAAGAAGTTAAAAAAGAAGTCAGACAGATATTTATTAACGAAGGTATAAAATCAATGGCAAATAGTGTTCCTCTAACAGAGGAGAGTGTTGTGGAAGTTTTACCTAAAAGAGAACCTATACCAAAAGAAGAAATAACTTATACTAAGAATCCTGTATTGAATAATATTTTGAATGAAACCGCTAATGGTGGTGAAACCGATGAATATCCATCAATGGGTGGTGGAACATTTGATAGTTCAAAGATGGCACAGGCTATGGGTTATGGTGGTATGTTAGGTAGTGCTGAAGAAAAAAGAAAATTGTCAGCTATACAAACAGCACAAGCAGCAGGCGCTGATACATCAAATAAAGCGGTTCAAGATGTAATGGGCGATTTAACAAAAGATTATAGGGGTGTGATGAAAGCTTTAGATAAAAAAGATGGTAAGATATAATGTCAACACTTGAAAAAGATTTAGATCCTAATGTATTTATAGGTGTATCCCTACCTTTAAGTCACGGAGATCAAGGATTTTTTGCAAAAACAAAAACAACATTAGATCAAGCTCGTTCTAATATTAGAAACCTTTTACTAACTATAAAGGGTGAGCGATTAGGAAATCCTACATTTGGAAGTAACTTATACAGAGTTTTATTTGAGCCAGATGATGGAAATATTGCAAGTAGTATAGAGGAAGCCATAAGAGAATCTATGGGTGAATGGCTACCATATGTAAATATACAATCAATTGATGTAACTACAAGCGGTGAATTAGAAAATGCTGTTAATGTTAGTATGAAATTCACAATAAATGTAGATCAAAAAGTTGCTCAATTAGATTTAAATCTAAAAAAGGGTGATTTGAGCGTAGGTGATGGAGTTACTGAAACCACTGTATTGAATGAAGATACAGGAGAATACGAAGATGTTAACGATTTTGAAGTAAATCCATTCTACGACTTTTAACGGAGATAATAAATGCCTTATTCAGTTTCTAAAAAATCAGTAAAAGAAGTTAGATATTTAAATAAAGACTTTTCTTCATTTAAAGCTAATCTAATTGAATTTGCTAAAGTTTATTTTCCAAATACATATAATGACTTTAACGAATCATCTCCTGGAATGATGTTTATAGAAATGGCATCTTATGTAGGAGATGTTTTATCATACTATATAGATAATCAATTTAAAGAAAGTTTATTGGCTTTTGCTGAAGAAAAGAAAACCGTATACAATATGGCACAATCATTTGGATATAAACCAAAGGTAGCTTCTCCATCTTCAGGTATAGTAGAAGTATTTCAAACAGTGCCTGCTATATCATCGGGAACAGGAGCAAACTATACAGTAAAGCCTGATTTAAGATATGCTGTAAAAGTCAATGCTGGTGGAACTATGGGATCTAATACGGGAATAAATTTTAGAACAGTAGAGGATATTAATTTTAAATTTTCTAGCTCTTACGATCCAATGGAAACTTCTGTATACGAAAGTGCTAACAATGTTCCCACTACATATTTACTTAAAAAATCAGTAAAAATAGAAAGTGGAAATACAGTTACAGAATTTTTTAGTTTCAATGCTGCTGAAAAATATTCTAGAATTAAATTAGCCAATGCCGGAGTTACTGAAGTTATTTCTTGTAAAGATGATGATGGTAATGATTGGTATGAAGTTGATTTTTTAGCACAAGACACCGTATTTCAAGATATGGAAAATACAGAACTTAATGATCCCGAACTATCTTCTTACGCTGACCAAGCACCTTATTTAATGAAGTTACTAAAAACTTCTAGAAGATTTGTAACATTTGTAGCTACTGATAATAGAACTGAGATTCGTTTTGGGGCTGGTATATCAGATTCTCCTGATGAAGAGATAGTTCCTAATCCAAATAATGTAGGATCTAGTTTGCCCGGATCGCCATCATATCTGAATACTTCATTTGATCCATCTAACTTTTTAAATACAAAGACTTATGGTCAGGCACCATCCAATACTACATTAACTATAACTTATAGATACGGAGGTGGTGTAAATCATAATGTTCCAGCAAATTCTATACAAAGTCTAACTTCTTTTAATCTTACGCTTGATGAAACTGGATTAAATGCTGGACTAGTTACTACATCAAAAAATTCTTTAGCTGTTACTAATCCCGATCCTACATCTGGTGGTAAGGGTGCTGAAAGCGTAATTGAAGTTAAACAGAATACTTTAGCTTACTTTCAAACACAACAAAGAGCAGTCACTAAAGCTGATTACATAACAAGAGTGTATGCTATGCCACCTAAGTATGGTAATATAGCAAAGGCTTATATAGTGCAAGACTCACAAATTGATCCTTCTGCCGGAACAATAGGAAACACAGGAGTAGCTGCTAAAAGAATTGAAAATCCATTGGCACTTAATATGTATATTTTAGGTTATGATGCCAACAAAAGTTTAACATCTGTAAATCAAGCAGTTAAATCAAATATACAAACCTATCTAACTCAGTTCAGAATGATTACCGATGCTGTAAATATAAAGGATGCTTATGTTATTAATATAGGAGTTAAATTCAATATACTTG